ACACTGATCCAAAGTTGTATGCAAGTCCACGGAATGTAATTGTGTAATTTTGATTTTGAACCACAAACTGGATCAGCCATGAAGAGTCTAGACTGGCACCGCTGGTATTACCAGCGTACTCTTGACTCCAGGCAGCGTCTTGGTCCAGATTGGTAGATTGAATCAAATACCACGAGTACGGAGTACCTGTAATGGCGCCGTCATTGTCGTAGCCCAGGCCAAAATTACGAAACAGTGCAATTTGATCACTCATTGCAGATTCAATCGACAGTGGCAAGTCTGTAACAAATAACGGAATAATAGTGTCTACTATAGCACCAGTAGGAACAAAGTTATTGAGTATGACTGGCCCTGACCCATTGGTTAAATTACCCAATCCTGAGTTCATACCATCGCCAGTTACTCGTATGGGGCTGGCCCAAATTTCCACACGCTCTTCTGCTTTGGTTGGAATGCCCAATTGCAGTTTGTTGTTTTTATCAAAAAAGTAACCCGGTGGCGGAACAAAACGTACTAAACTACCAACAATAGCGTACAAGAAATTGGTTGTAGATTCATCTCCCACTGCAATGGGCGTGCCTGCGTTGTTTTCAAAGTATCCAGTGGTTTCATTGGCCAATGTAGTGCTTTGGTGCCAGGTGCTTCCGCCTGTACTCAAAGTAGTAACTGCACTCATTGAGCCTGACGCCGAGCTTAATGTCACTGCCGATCCACCAGCTGTGGTGCTTACAGTAAATGTACTGTTGACTGAATTTATGCTGACCACATAATAAGGCAAGTCGGCGGTAATGCCACCAAACACTGTGCCCGAGAATGTGATTGGCATGCCAACATAGGCATAATCAAAAAATGCAGCAGTAGAACAGGCAATTGTATTGGTTGTAATTGTTGTGGTCGTGCAAATGATATCTAAAGTGTTGATTAACTTTCTTGGAAAATTTCCATAGTAAAACTGACGCATTGTACTTTCAGTCAACTGTGGTTGCACCTGATTGGTAATTACATCAGCAATTTCGTTGCGGTTGGTCCAACTGAACAAAACAGTTGGTAAAATATTTTGTTGCCACAATCCTCCGTCACTACCAAAACTGTTGGTTGAACTGTATTTGCCAGTGTTATCAACCAAGTCAAGATATCGACTAGTGCCAATTGACGCACGATTCAATGCTTTAGATTTGATAATTGAATTGTACTGTGTGTAAGGAAACAAGTTGTAGTCTTCACCATTGACCATGCGATTTTGTGTGTAGTACCTAGCAGGCGCACGTTGTTTGATTTCATCAATTGGCTCGCGAGCCTGTGCATTAGATACCGGACGAGTAATACCACAAGTAAATGTGATAGTTTGCAAATTGCCGTTGCGGTCAGTATAACTGATAGGCAAAACTACATTTTGCATTTCTTCAGGATTGATAATGTACTGCAATCCATTGGAACTGCGTACATAGGCACGGAAAATTCCTACTGGAATTTCCGAAAACACTCCATCTCCAAATATCATGGTAAGTTGATCGTTTGTTCTGCTGGTTGTGGAATAGATTGATCGTAGGCCAGTCAGTTGTTCAGCTGCACCAACGTAGATATTTTCTGTGTATTGCCATTCACGGCTGATACTTCCCACGTTGTCAAGTTGAAACAACCAACGATCTTCGTTGTTTACGCCTTCGATGTTGATGTTTACTGTGCGGTTGGCAATGCGCTCGGCCAAGTTAAAGTCTTGATTTTGTAGCGTGCCTTGCTTGAATGCAAAAAAGTATCCAGTGTTGGCAGATTGAAAACCCAGTTGGTCATTGCGATACAACACATTGAAACTGGTATTTGGTTGTGGTGGTGGCTCGTAGATATAATCACGACCAACACTGGTTGAAGTTATTGCTTCAAACGGCATTGAAATTCCGTCCACTGTGGCGTTATACGGAATGACTGGCAAGAATCCTGGCACAAGATTAATAGCATACTCGTCTGTACGCACACCCAATATGGTTTGTCTATTGCCCGGACGACCTATGCGTTGGCTGTCTACTAGAGCAGCATTGATGATAGTGGTAAATTGTTCTTGCCAGTCTGGGTTTGTTGGATCGGCCCAGTCCACAGTAACATTGCTCAAGTTGACTCCGTTATAGTCAATTACGTTTTCAGTTGTGGTAACATTGAATACTTTGAGATATCCTTGAGCCGCAGTATTGCGTTTGGCTGTATAGCTGACCAAATTGGCCAAGCGCACAACTGAATCTCTGCGTTCTGCTGTGTCTAAATAGTTTTCTCTGGTGTTTAAATCTGTGCGGAAAGCCAGGGCTTGGCCCATGAATGCAATTACATCTAGTAAAGCAATGAATTCTGAACTTTCAATGTAGTCGTTGAAAGTTTCTGGGTAGTAGAGGCGTATGTAATCAATGAAACTTTTGCGTAGAGTTTCAAAGTCATAACTTTGAAAATCAGCTTCACGATAGGTTTGATAGATCTGTTTCCAGTCTTCTACACCAAATATTGCTGTTTGTCTTGTGGTCTTTGCCATGCCTCTTTGCCTTTAGATCTTGTATTTATTACCAGAAAAAACGGCTCAGTTATACGTAGCTGGCTCTGCGTTGTTGATTATCAAAGAACACACTTAAAAATTCAGCATCAGTTCCTGGCACTACTGCTATTTCTAACTGTATTAGAAACCCGTTGTCTTGAGGAAACACTGCCATTTGCGTAACTTGTATTCTTGGATCGCCACCGCACACACGTTGCACTTCTGTTTCGATATTGCGTTGCAGTTCAGTGATTTGATTTTCAAAAACATAGTCCCACATCACGGTGCCGTACTGCGGACGGCCTGGCAATTCACCTTGCCGTATGTTGAAGGCATTCAACAGATCTCGTTTGATTAACTCAAAGTCAACCAAGGTAAATTTCTTATATTGGTTAATGGTATTGAAGCCGATGAATGTAGTCATGATTAATATTTATCGGCTCAAGCCAGGTTCTGTCTAAGCACATCAATTGCGCTTTCAGTTACCTTGATTGCTTCTGCAATTCTACGTTGTTCTTTTTCAATTTTGGCCACAAGGGCTGAATCATTTGCTAGTTTGGCCTGGCGAAGGAGTCCTTGTAATCTTCCATCAACAGCATTATAGTCATTGATATAAGATTCAAGGTCTGCAATGTCTTTTCCGTAACTATTTAACCTAGCTCGTTTTGCATCACTCTTGCTGAGATTAATGAGTGATTGATCAAGAATAGCATTGGTCTGTTCAACAGCAATACCAAATTCAATTCCCAGCTCAGATGTTGTAATTTTTGGTGGTGTGTTATTGTATTCCACCGGGGGTATTTTTGGGTTACCAGTTACTCTAACTGCGGCAGCATTTAGTGTGACTCTGTTCACTGTGTCAAACACTGGCTCTCCTAGAGCCAACTGTTTCATTGCATCGTCGACTTTGGTTGCTGAAAAATCTACAGCAAAACTTGCATTTCGTGCTGTTTCATTTAGTGCAGTTTTAACATCACTAGCAAGTGCTTTTCCTTGGGCCCAGTCCATGGTATTTGGTATACTTTTGGCTGCATTTAATGCTGTGCCTGCTAGAGCACCGATGCTGAGTTTGTCTGTAGGAATGCCCAGTGCTTTTACTGCGGTCAGACCATTGCTCATTAATTCTTGTTGTATGGTTTCTTGTTTTGGCAATGATCCTAACAAATCTTTTAGGCTGGTAATGCCAGCCTTGCCTGTAAACACCGTGGGACTTTTTAAAACACTAGTCAATGTGTTGGCGCCACTGGATAAAAATTGTGATACTGTGCCAGGTTTGATCACGCCAGCAGCTTCCAGTTGAGACCCGTCAAACCCAAATTTTCCAACGCCTATAGAATTACTAACTTGATTGGCCACTTGTCCTATTGATCGAGATGCAGACGCCAAACTGGCAGTTACATCGCTTACTGATAAATTGCTAATGCTTCCCAGCGCCGGCATTTGCTTGGCAAAATCTGGTATACCAATTGGTGCAGTAGGAGCCAATGCTCCAGCTGCGGCACTTTGTATACCGCCAAGTGTTTGTTTGGCTACGCTTATACCTGAGTTTACTGCGCCGGCAATGCTGCTCGGTAATGCTGAAGCTGCTTGTAAAATTCCTGGTGCACCAAGGCCACCAGTGAGTCTGTTTGCAATACCTGAAGCAGCACCAGCCACACCGCCAGGAATATTTTTTAATGCACCTTGCAATGCTCCTGACACTGTGCCACCAATGCCACTGGCAGCTTGTGACAAACTGGCTGCGGCGGACGACAATCCTTGTGTTGCTTGGGTGGCTGCACTTAAAGCATCTCCAACTTTTAAACCGGTTAGACTTCCTGTACTTGCTTGTTTGTCAAAGATAGCTTTGGCTTGATCAAACGTCATGCCCGGAGGAGCCTTAACTGTAAACACTTCTCCTATAGTTTTAGAAGAAAGTGAATCTAAGGAAAATTTAAATTCACTCATGCTGTTTTCACAATCTCTACTCCGGCTGGAACAGGTTCAGCACCCGGCGGCGGATCAGGCTGGCCTTCTTCAAAGTCCAATTCAGACGCAACTCCAGCATTGTGGTAAGGCCAGGGTTCGTGTGTGGGTGCTCTAGGCACAATAGTTTCTAATTTGTCTTTTTCAACTTCCCATCCTTTTGATGTACTAAATGTGGTTGAATCTAGCAAGATTTTTTCTAATTCTTTAGGTACATCTACTGCTGGAGCAGCAGGACCATTTAAGTCAATTCCGCCAGCCGATACAACAAGACTGCTGCCGGCAGCCCAACTTCCGCTGGCACTTTCCAAAGCCAATGTTCCGTCAGCCTTTACACCAATTGTGGCTTTGCTGTATAACTTTAAATCAGCTTGTGCGGTGATTGATGCATTTACTCCA